ATTCTTCAACAACATATAATAAAGTTAACAAAAATACAACAGTAAAATATGTAGATACATCTTATTCAGATACTCCAAGTGAAGAAACAATTAGTAATAATAATGTTCCTAATGAATCATCTGACCCACAATATGAAAGTTTTGAAAATAATGAATAAATAATCAAATATAAAACTATTTAAAAATTATACTACAATCAATATATTATTCTATGTTAATGAAAATAATATATTTATGTCTAACTATAATTTTATATGTATATTTTCCATACCATTTTAATTTAATAAAAAATATTTTACAAAATATTGGCATTAAATTAGCATATAATATTATTTATTTTTATGGTGTATGTCAAATAAAAAGCAATCAAGTGTATAATTATATATTTCCATATTTAAAAAAATATAATATTTTTTCAATTACACGAGATAGTTTAGAAACAATGACAAAAGATGAACCAAAAACAGAGGTCGTATTATTTGATATATCAAATAATACAGTTTTAAAAAAAGAATATGATAAAATGGAATATAATAAAATAGAATTTTTAAACCAAGTTGTTATTATAATTTCTGAACCACCTAATATAAATAAAAAAATATTGTATGATTTAGAAATATGTAATAACCAATTTGAAACATCGGATATTACATTTATTGCGTTATATTTAAATTATAATCATGTTCGATATCACATAAATTTGAAAACAGATAAATATAATTATTATTTGGTAGGAAATGTAATCAATAAACTTTTTTTACAATATTACATAAATTTAATATTAAATAATGTAAATTTTGTTATAGACGATGAAAAAGTATATAGTTTGGAATTAATGGATCATGAAGTAAATATGATTTATTTAGATATAACCCAATCCATAATTATTGATAAAACCGGGTATCATGTAAATGATCAAAAAGAAAAGGTTGTAAACGAAGTGATAAACGAAGTGATAAACGAAGTTGTAAACGAAGTGGTAAATGAAGCATTAGATAATTAATAATATATTTAAATTATATTAAATAATATTATTAAAATAATTTAAAAAAATTGATTTAATATATCTATAATGGCTACTCCACAAACAATGGATACTAAAAGCAATACCAATACAATGAAAAACAATGTTAGTTCCAATGACATTGGAAGCAGTCATAAAATACAAAATAAATGGGTGCTATGGGCACATTTACCTCAAGATTCAGATTGGACATTTAAAAGTTATAAAAAAGTACATGAATTTAAAACTCTTGAAGATGCTATTGTGATAACTGATATAACTCCAGATCCATTAATAAAATCTAGTATGTTATTTGTAATGAAAGAAGGAATTACACCAATGTGGGAAGATCCAAAAAATAGAAATGGTGGATGCTTTTCATACAAGGTTTCAAATAAAAATGTTTGCGATGTTTGGAAAGAATTAAACTATGTACTTTTTGGTGAAACAATAAGTACAGAATCTTCATTTGTCAATTGTGTAACAGGAATAACTATTTCACCTAAAAAGAATTTCTGTATTATAAAAATTTGGATGAGCAATTGTGATTTTCAAAATCCAGCAACTGTCACTACAGAAGTCAAAGGATTATTACCACAAGGATGTATATTTAAAAAACATACTCCAGAATTTTAATATAAAAATAATTATATTTATTATTTATTATTATTTAAATATAATTCAAATTAAAATATAATAAATGAAATTTCCGTTTATTATATTTTTTCGTCATGATCAATATAGTTACGCAGATCAATTTTTTACAGAAAATAAAGCAAATCTTAATTGTAGTCTTTATATAACTAACAATTTTAAAAAGGTTGAAAAACTTCACAATGCGAATTATCATTTATTAATTACTTATGGCGCATCTGATAAGGAATATAATAATGAATTGCTTGAGGTTATTTCTGAAAAAATGTTTATTAAACGTCTTCATTTAATACAATTGCCAGATATAGATACATTTAATAAATATGTTAATATGAAATACATAGCTAATTGTTCTTTACCTAGAGAGTTTTTAAGACCAACATTTTCTCTTTTCACACCTTCATATAATTCATATCACAAAATTATGCGCGTCTATAATAGTTTAAAAGAACAGACTTTAAAAGACTGGGAATGGATTATTATGGATGATTCGCCTGACGATACACATTTTCAGTTTTTAAGAGACAATATGTTAAATGATAATCGTATACGTTTTTATAGACATTCGCAAAATAATGGTAGCATAGGAAATGTTAAAAATGAAGCTGTTAGTTTATGCCGAGGTAAATATGTTTTAGAAATGGATCATGATGATGAGATTTTACCAGATGTTTTACAAGATGCCGCAAATTTATTTGACAGCAATCCGGAAGTAGGGTTTATTTATATGGATTTTATTTGTGTATATGAATCAGGAGAAAATCAATGGTATGGCGATTTTATTTGTAAGGGTTATGGTGGATATTATTCTATGAAATATAAAGATAAATGGCGATTGGTATACATTACACCTAACATAAATAATATTACGTTAAGCCATTTAGTTTGCTGTCCAAATCATCCAAGAATATGGCGTCGTACATTTTTATTAGAATTAGGTAATTATTGTGAACAATTACATATATGTGATGATTATGAAATTTTATTAAGAACGGCTATAAGTTATACTGAAAGCAAGGTAATAAGTAATACAGTAAGTAAAGGGTATAAAATGGCAAAAATTCATAAATTAGGGTATATTCAATATATGAATGAAGGTGAAAACAACTTTTCACTTATTAGAAACGCTGAAATTAATCGTATAGGTCCAAATTATATTGGTCCAATTTATTATGAAACATATAATATACATGAAAAAATGAAACAGATTAACGCATACGAAGACGAAACATACATAACAAATCATTCTCAAATTTGGTTAAGAGATCAGACAACATATACTAACAAATATTGTAATTTGTTAGTTAATAACAATTCAAACTGCCAAATTTGTATTATTGGCTATGATAGTCTATTAGATAATTTAGAACGAATAAAAGATATGTATAAAAATGGAAATTCAGAGTTTCAATATGATTTTATTTTGTTAGATAATAAATCTACAAATGAATATTTATGGTCGCGATTAGATTATTTAAAGTTAGATAAGATGAAATGTTATACATTAGTAGATCATACAAATGAAGAACTAACAAATTATTTTAAAGTTATGTATTTATCTACAGAAAAATATGAAATCATCAACACAGATATACAAAGACCAAAATATAATACTCTATTTAATTCTAGACATCAAATAATAAATCAACTAACAAATAAAGACAATACCTATTTAGAAATTGGGGTAGAAAACGGATATACATTTAATAATGTTCATTTTTTAAATAAAACAGGAGTAGATCCTGATCCAAAATTTAGTAACAAAAATATTCATATTTGTACTTCAGATGAGTATTTTGAAAAATGTGTAGAAGGATTTGATGTAATATTTATTGATGGGATGCATCTAGCAGAAAATGTATTAAGAGATTTTAATAATAGCATACATTTTTTAAATGATAATGGATCTATTTTAATTGATGATATTATACCACTTAATTATAATGAACAACTAACAATACCATTAAGACATTACTACGAGAATGGTATTCTAAAATATGGAGAAGAATGGACCGGAGATGTTTGGAAAACTGTATATTATTTGTTAGTTCATTATAAAGATAAACTAGACTTTTCATATCATTATAATATTAATTATAGAGGAATTGCTCATATTAAACTTAAAAGTAAATTTACAATTTTTATATCAGAAGAAGAACAATTTAAAATATTAGAAGAAATTAATCAATATAAATACTTCAATAATTTTAATCATTATTTAGAATTATTAACTAACAAATTGTAATATAATATAATATAAATAATTAGTTAAATATAAGTTATTTAATTAATTATTTATAATAATGGAACTCATTATTTCAGAAAAGGCAAGGGATCCAACTATATGTTTAAACATGATTGTTAAAAACGAGTCTCATATCATTAAAGAAACTCTAGAAAAATTATGTAAAAAAATTCAATTCAGTTACTGGGTTATTTGTGATACGGGTTCTACTGATAATACCCAAATAATAATTAAAGATTTTTTTGCGAGTAAAAATATTCCTGGTGAATTACATCAAGATGAATGGGTTAATTTTGCTCATAATAGAACATTGGCATTACAATACGCATATAAAAAAACAGATTTACTTTTAGTATTTGATGCGGATGATGAAATTGTTGGCGATATTCAAATGCCAAAAGCAAACGATAGAATATACGATCAATATTATTTAAAATTCGGGAGTGCTTTTGGTACAGCTTATACACGAGTTTTATTAATTTATAATATGAAACGCTTTATATATGAATCCGTAATACATGAATTTATTTCTTGTATAGAACCAGAACCTACAACAAATGCAGTAATTGAAGGTAATTATTATGTGATTTCAGGACGTAGTGGAAACAGAAGTCAAGATCCTGATAAGTATTTGAAGGATGCTAAAGTTTTAGAGGCAGCGCATGCTGAAGCTCTTATAAAAAACGATCAGTTGTATAAAAGATATGCTTTTTATTGTGCCAATAGTTATAAAGATTACGGATTATTTGAAGAAGCAATAAAATGGTATAAAATTACATTAACACAGGATAATTGGAATCAAGAAAAATATGTATCTTGTTTATATATTTATGAGTGTTATGAAAAATTAAATCAAAAAGAAATCGGATTTTTTTATTTGGTTGAATCTTTTAAATATG